TCGTGAGGCGATTGCCGACAAGGGTATCTGGACTGCAAAGAAAAGATACATCTTGAATGTCTATGACATGGAAGGTGTTCGTTTCAAAGAACCAACTCTGAAGATTATGGGTATCGAGGCTGTCAAGTCTTCTACCCCTGCTCCTTGTCGTGACAAGATTAAAGAGGCACTGAAGATTATCATGTCTGGTAATGAGAAGGATGTAAACAACTTCATCCAAGAGTTTCGTGAAGAGTTCATGAAACTTCCCCCAGAAGATATTGCATTCCCTCGTTCTGTAAATGGTTTGAGAAACTGGAGTGACAGTTCTAACATCTTTATGAAGGGGACACCCATGCACTGCAAGGGCGCTCTCTTATACAACCACTTTGTTCGTGAACAGAAGTTGATTAACAAGTATCCACTCATTCAAGAGGGTGACAAGATTAAGTTTCTTAACATGAGGACACCTAATCGTATGCAATCCAATGTGATTTCGTTTATTACTAAGTTACCAAAAGAACTTGACATTCACGCTCATTTAGACTATGATAAACAGTTCGATAAGGCATTTATTGAACCTCTGACTTTCATCATGAATCAGATTGGTTGGAACATCGACCGTTCCTATGGAACGCAAATGACACTAGAGGAGTTTTTTGGTTAATGAGATATTTTAGATACACACTGGACGAGTTAAAAGAATCATCTGATAGAAAAAGATTTGATTATATTTCCTTCTTTGCTGGTGGTGGCGGTTCATCTGCTGGTTACAAACTTGCAGGCGGTGACTGTAAATTTGTCAATGAGTTTCAACAAGTCGCAGTGGATACATATCTCGAAAACTGGCCAGGAACTCCACACATCTGTGGTGATATTAAAGATGTTACTGGTGGACAGATTATGGAGATGACAGGTATTAAAAAAGGAGAACTGGATATTCTAGATGGTTCTCCCCCATGTCCCCCATTCTCTATGTCTGGAACTAAACAAGCTGGTTGGGGTAAAGAGAAAACCGCTTATGGAATGAAACAGAAAAATATTGAAGATTTGACATTTGAACAGATTCGTATTGCAAATGAAATGCAACCAAAAGTCATTGTTTGTGAGAATGTAAAAGGACTTACAATGGATTATGCAAAAGAGCACTTGCAAAGAATGGTGAATGAATTTGAAGCAAGTGGTTATACTACAGTTTGGAAAGTTCTGAAGGGACACTATTTTGGCGTTCCACAGAAGAGAGAAAGGGTATTCATCGTATCAGTTAGAAATGATGTATTAGATACGATTGGTATGCCTTTCATGGTTTTGGGTAGTTCTGTTTTCCCAGAACCAGAAGATCATGTAACAACCATTGAAGACGCAATTATGGACTTGCAAAGAAACAATGAGAATGTTGTTGAAGCAGAAGAACTAAAAGAGTCTATGAAGAAAAGCGCTAAATATAAGTGGTTGAAGAGACTTCCTAAGAATCCAGAAAAGGTAGTTTCTGTTGGTGATGATGTAGTTGGGCCATGGTATGACAAAGTAATTGAACACAGAAAAAAGATGGGTAAAACGATTCCAGACAGAAAGAGTTCATTTTATCAATCTCGTAGAGTGCCTTGGAATCAAGCATCTCATACACTTTCTGAACAAGGACTACAGACTAGTCTCGCAGTTCATTTGCACCCAGAAGAAGATAGGGTTTATACAACTAAAGAAGCTGCACGACTTATGACTTTGCCAGAAGACTATAAATTTACTGGAACACTAAATGAAAAACTAGCAAGGATTGGTTTGATGGTTGCTCCTCTACAGATGAAGTATCTTGCAGATAACATCTATGAGAACATCCTAAAACCGTATAAGGAGGCACAATGAAAAAGATAGTTGCACACAAAGACTTAGGTAAAAAAGAAACTTACGAAAAGTGGAATGGTAAGTTTCTAGACGAATCTGCATATGATGAAGTGTTACATGTAACAGAGAATACTGGTGTTATGAAACCTATCAAATCACTAGATGGTTCTGATGTTCCACTTGCATATGTTATTACAGATGTATATCCAGAAGAAAGTAAGATTAGAGAAATTCTTACAACAATTGAAGATACATCCACAATGAGAGCAAACTGTGCAGGCCCTATTGATAAGGAAGAAATGAAAGCAAAGGGACTGATAGAAGGAGTAGACTATAAACTAAGAACTCCTAACTCTTATTATGTTCGCACTAAGAGTGGTGGTTGGGGTATGATTGCATACTCTAATGAAATTCACTCTGTAATGATTGGACATAAGCGTGGTAGATTTACTGGTGGTATTGATGTTTCTGGTTGGGTAAAAGACAATCCAGAGAAATGGGAAGCACTACAAGAAATCACTGTATGGAATGAGAAAGCATTCTCTATTGCAAATGATGAAATTTACAGAAGTCAAAAGTCTTTTGCAGAAAATAACATTAAACCAGAACACAGAATTGGTAAAGGTATCTTTACTACACTCTCTGCAAATCGTTATCATATTGGACAGTCTGCAAAGATGGCTGCACATGTCGATAGTGGAGATACTGATGCTGGATTGACAACTATGTGTGTATTCAGAGAAGGTGATTACGGTGGTGCATATCTAACATTCCCTCGTTATGGAATTGCAATTGATGCTCCAGATAATAGTGTTATTATTGCGGATAGTAATGAGGTTCATGGAGTAACACCAATTACAGGCAATGGGACAAGATTTTCTTGTGTTGCATATTGTGACCGTAGACTTGCAACAATTGGTGTGTTTGGTAAACAAGAAAAACTGATTGGTAAGTATGCTGCAAAAGAATCTGGAAATTTAGAAGAATTTTTTGGATAATATCTTGACTTGTTTCAGAAACAAGTATATACTATGTGTATAGTTAATAATTGTTATAGAGAGCGTGATGGATACCCCAATTCAGAATAAATTTAATGTGAAGATAATGACTGTCCAAAAGTTTTGGATGTGGATTATGGATGAAGCAGTAAACCTAAATCCAATTGGACAGCGTAACCCTGTTCAACAGAATGCAACCTCGGGCGATAATCCAACCAAATCGCAAGGTATTATCAACTCTATTTTAGAGGGATGGGATATTGGTGAGGTTTCTTTTGCTCATTCTGATGAGTCTTTAGATGGTGGCCACCGTTCACGCTCTATTCTAGGATTTTTGTCGGGGGATTTCCCACTTCATAAATCTTCAAAGTATGGTGAGGTATTCTTTCCACAGTTGCCAAAGAATATTCGTGACTATTTCTATTCTTATCAATTGCGTGTTACTGACTTCCCAGAATTGACAGGTATTGCAATTGGTAAACAATTTCAACAAACAAACACAACTACACCACCAATCTTTGCAGAGATTATTAATTCATACGGTTATCATCATACAGTGGTTAAGTTGCGTGAGTATACTCAGAAAGTTGACTATGGACTTGACCCTAAAGTTGAGGGTTACAAGGGTGTAGTAGATAACCAGTTGCCATACTTTTCATCTGGTGCTGGTTATCAGAACAACCGTCACATCTACTTTCAACAGTTATTGGAATCAGCAGTTCAACAAGCACACGGTTCTTTTACTTCTGTTACTGATGCAGATATTACTGATTATGTTGACACAACAACTCAATCAAAGTCGAAGTCAGTAGAGAAGAACTTAGAGGCAGAGTATGAATTCTATTCCAATCTCTCTAAGTATTGGAAGGACTATCGTGGGAAAGCACCATCTATTATGGAGTTCCATTTATTTCGTGTAGTCTATTGGGTATTGCGTGGGAAGTCTAACAACTTTAAAATCTCTGATTGGGATGCGTTTACCAACTCGTTGGTAATGAACTATAATGAGTTTTTGAAGAACAATGAAAAGGTTCTCTACACTGATGATGAAGACGAACAGATTGATTCACGCTATGCGACAATCACTGGTGCTTTCAAATCATATGTGAAGAAAATTAATGAGAATCGTAAATATACTCAGGCAAAAGTTTGGGTAGAAGAATTCTTAGATACAAGTGCAGTTGTGTTCAAAGACAACAATCGTGGATTTTCTAAGGATGATTTATTGAAGCGCTGGAACGAAGTAGGAAAAATCAATGAAATTACTGGAGACCCAATTCCATTCCAAGCAGTGGTAGGTTGTCATATTGTCCCTCACAGTGATGGTGGTAAAACAACTTATGATAATCTTCTCATAAGTGATAAGTATCACAATACGAAAATGGGAACTATGAACGCACTTCAGTATAAAAAGATGTATGAGGACGGTTTAGTAGAATGATAATCATGATAGGTGGAATACCATGCTCTGGTAAATCCACATTAATGAGAAGTATAATTCAAGAGTTGGGTTCACATGAAGATGTTGAACCCATGAAACTTTTCCCTTGCCAGAAACATAATGATATTCTGATTGTGGGAAGATATCCAATTGGCGAAACCTTTGGTGGAACAGATAGAATCAGTTATGGTGCAATATCTAAGTTTAGAGATTTTATTGAACAAGAGAAACCAAACTACAAGCATATCCTAATTGAAGGCGATAGGTTCTTTCGTGCAACTGATATTGAGTGGTTGTTATCAGAACATGATACAAAAGTGTTCATATTAAAAGTAACATCTGAAACAGAAAAAGAAAGACATATCGCTAGAGGAGATGAACAATCAGAGAAATGGTTACAAACCAGACGAACTTTGATTAGTAATCTACAAACAAATTTCATGATTATGAATGATTTGAATATCAGAGAGACAGATACTAGCAAAGTATTGAATGAAGTCAAGACTGAAATACTCGATTTAATTTGTTGACAATTGCAGACTTTTTTGGTATAGTAACACACAAACTTATGGAGCAAAACTATGATTGATGAAAATCTTCTTACCGATTACACTCGTTTCGTGGATGAGGTTACTAGTGAGGAATCAAAAGACCCAGACGCTTTTGGTGACGCACTAGATATTATTGATGAGGCTGGTGTGCCACCAGAACGACTACTGACTGCCGCACTTGGTATTTGTGCAGAAGGTGGTGAGTTCACTGAGGTGGTAAAGAAGTGTGTC